CAGAAATGCCAACCATCATGCGGGATTCAGCATAACGTTTGACAACATCCTCGTTAAGAAATTTCAACAAGGAATAGGTATCTTTCGTGACGAGGATGACACCACCAAGACCGATTGTCTCGGCTTGGAAGGCACCTAAGGGACCAATAGCTTGTTGACCGTCAGCCATAGAGTATACAAAGAAATGTGAGTAAGGGAAGGGGTCACAAGAATATGAATAAATTAAAGGCTTATAGGAGAAACTAAAGGAGAGGATTATGTAGGATTTTGTTAGCTAGTTGAGAGAAAAGATGTCTAGGGAGAAGAGACAAAGGAATCTGAGACCAGCGAACGTGATTGAGGTTAGTAGTTAAATGAGGAACCAAAGAAGAGTGTTTGAAACAAAACTTGATCACCCAATCTTGCGCTTCAAGCGCAAGAGGAGGAAGGTAATCAAAAAGCTTATCACCGACATCAACGGCAAATTGAGCTTCAAGGAAATAATTATCTAAAACTTTATCCAGATCGCCTCGAGCTTGTCGATAAACAAGTTTGAGGGCGAGGAGGATAGGATGGCGGACCACTCCACAAGGGTAGAGCAGCCAGCCACAGAATTCGGGTATTTTGGAATAGGCAGTTTTGCCGACAAGAGTGAAATAGTCAGCAATTCTGGACCAATACCAATGTTCTTTTAGACGACCAAAGAAAAGGGAGTCGTCACCGGAGTAACAAGCCGGAATTGAAGGGGAAGGAGCATATCGTAGCTCCATGTACGCCATGTTCCAAAAGGTATTGAAATCATACGTACCAAACTCACCAGTGAAGCGCATCACAGCCGTGAAGCCGAATTGAGTGCGCATGTTGAGTTTGATCCAAGAATAAAGATCAATCAGGGATTGAGGAATCTTGCAGTAAGCCATGAAGGCCAATTCAAAAGACAAGGTTTCCTCAGTACAAGACTGATCATACGCGGTGAAGTCGCAGGTAAAAGCTTCTTCACCGGTTGCGTATTTCTTGGACCAATCGTTCATCTGGGAGATGGTTTTGCCACCATGAAGATAAACGTTTTCGGGTAAGGTTTTCTTGAGAACCTCACGCATGTAACGCGCGAGAGGACCTAACTCGAAGACATTGAAGTCGGAAGAGGTGACGAGGGTTTGACCGGGCTTAGCATTTTCAGC